CATTGCCTTTGCGTGGCTGTGCTGGCGGTGCAAAATCGAAATCGGGGTCAAGAAGTATAGGGGGTAAATTATGGCTGAACTGAAACCTTGCCCATTCTGCGGTGGAGAAGTTGAAGAACGTGGCGGCTCATGCAATTACGGGAAATACATTATGACATTGGACTTAAAGTGTAAAGGTTGTGAAACCGCTTTTAAGTTTAAGGCAAAATGGTCAAGCGACCCGTATAACGAAACGCATGAAGCATGGAACAGGAGGGCTGACAATGGGTGAAAGAAACCTTGTTGCGGTCAGTATCAAGCATACGATATACGGTTGGAAGTTCGGTATGCCGTGCTGGCTGTGGGGAAGCAGAACAAAAGACGAAGAGAAGCGGTCGTTTGGCGGTTATACACAATATCCTAACAACGCAGAAGTGTACTCACTCGAAGAGTGGCAGGAAAGCGGTTATGGTGCTGGCGATGTATTCAAGGTGGATGAACCGGTGCAGATGTGTATCGGTTTTTGCAAGAAATACAAAAAGTACGACACCGTACTTGTTCCACTCGCTCAGTACGTCAAATACTGCGAGTGCGCTTGCTTGCCACTGGATAAACCAAAGGAGGACTGACAATGGCTGAATGCATAGACAGGGAAGCGTTTAAGAAAAGCGTCGAGGAGCGTTATTGCAAGCCGTGCAAGGCGGGCGATGGAAAAAGCATTGGAGGCGATGAAGGATGAGCAAGGCTGTTATGCTGAGCATCCGTCCAAAGTGGTGCGAAAAGATTGCCAGCGGCGAAAAGACGATCGAGGTGCGAAAAACCAGACCGAAGCTGGACACGCCGTTCAAATGCTACATCTACTGCACGCAGAGCGGTGTTGCGCTCGGAGCGTGGGGAAAGCACGGCAAGGTCATTGGGGAGTTTACCTGTGACTGCATCGACGAGTATGGCGATGATACGATTTTCTCGTTCCGACATGAGGACTACGCGCGCTGGGATGATTTTGGCCTTGACCGTGCGTGTATGCACCCGGAAGATTTCCAAAATTACGCTGACGGCAAGTGGCTGTACGGCTGGCATATCTCCAACCTGAAAATCTACGATACGCCGAAAGAGTTGAGCAAGTTTAAGTCGCTATGTAGAGTCGATGCCGATTGCTGTGCCTGCCCTTATTATAATTACACCAAAATGGATTGTGATGGCCGGGTTATAGGCCGCCCGCCCCAAAGCTGGTGCTATGTGGAGGAGGCTGACAATGGCTGAACACATTAACAAAAAGGAAACATTAAAATCCCTTACGCAGATGGCTGATGAAGCACAAAAAGATGCCGACGAAAACGGCGGCGAAAGCATCATCTACGCCGAATGTCTCGAAGATGTGATTGCGGATTTTGAAAAACCGCCTGTCGAATACTCGGCGAGGCTTGTCCCGGTAACGCGGTGTAAGGACTGCAAATACAGTTGCTGCATTAGTGACAGTCGGTATTGTGCGCATTGCAATTATCCGTTTGCGGATTGTGAGGTCGACGATAATTTTTACTGCGCTTATGGGGCGCGGATGGACGGTGACACATTACACCGCAACACCGGAGACGGCGGGCAAGTTGACGGGCGCGATCCGCGCACTAATTAAGAAAATGGGAGGTATATTATGAGCACAGAAAAGAAGATCAAGGTAATTCAGCCTACGAACACAGAGGAAAACGATTACACTCGCCTCGCGGAACAGGCCGAAGCCTTTGCGAAGCATACCAGAGAGTTTGCGCAGAGCCAAATCAAGGATAATTCAGGCGCACAGGCGATCTGGAGGGGCGAGGGCGTCGGAGACAACGTGTGGTATACATGCACAGCTTGCGGGTGCCAAATCCAGAGCGAAGACGAAGAAATAATCGATGAACTCCCGCCGCTGTGCCCTTGCTGCAATGCGAGAATGAGCAATGAACTCGGCGAGCTGATTGAAGGAGCGTGGCAGCAGAGGCAGGAGGCGCTATACGAAAATACAATAGAAATGGCGGAATGGGCATATGCCTGCTGGAAAGCTTGCGTCGACGACCGCAGCGACTCTCAAGCCCGAGTTTACGCTGAAATATTCGCCAAGCTGCGCGCTCTGCCGATGCCGTATTATTATCCGGGAGGAGTTGCAGCGATATGAAGCTATCAAAAATCGCAAAGCTTTGCGTGCGAGCAAAGCGCGTATATCTCTACGAAGATGAAGCACGCGGCATACAGTGGGTGGGCGACGGGCGCAGCATGTACCCGTTGTATATGATGCCGGAGCTTACCACGGAGACGGTGCTGCGAGTGCTCGACGTAAAAGACAAAGACTTTGACAAAATCGCGGTAAGCAAGGCTGACCTGCCGAGCCACATCGACTGCTCAGATGGCACCGATGACAAGCTGCTGCCGGAGGCAGGGATAAGCATAGGCTACGCATCGGAGGTGCTTGAGCCGATGAGGCTTTCGAGCGGGCTGCACTTTCTCAATCCGTTTTACCTCGCGCCGGTGCAGGACAAGCCGGACTTGATGCTCTATGAGCGCGAGACGGCCGCGGGCGAGCCGTATATCGTGGCAAAAGCCGGGCTTATGGTACAGGCACTGATACAGCCGCGGCTCATCACAGATGAGGAGCTTTTAAACCGCCTCCAGACTCTGACGGCGGAGCTTGAGCAGACAATAAAAACGCACGGAGATCGCGCCGCGACCGCGGACTGTGAGGATCGCGTCAACCGCGGATGGTGCAATCTTGAGCGGGGCGGCTTGCCAACCTGTGAGCAGCAACGCCTACCGTGGGCAACCGACGACAATGGGGAGGTAATCTAAAATGAGGGTAACGATGAGTATATCACTGCTCAATATATGCTTGCTTGCTGCGGTGTGTTTGGCCGCAGGCGCGTTTATCGCATTTGTTCTGCGCGGCGACTATTGGCGCCGCCAGAGCGCGAGCCTTGAGCGAGATTACACGATGCTCCGCGGCCGACTGCGCGAGAGCATGGAGGAGGAGCTGCAGCAGGCTAAAGTTGCGGCCGAGAGCTGGAGACTGCGCAACGACGAGCTGCGCAAGCAGAACAACGCGCTGGAGATAAGCTTGGACGCGGCGTCTCAGCAACTGGACAAAACCCGCGACACGCTCAAAAAAAACGACAGCATGAGACTGTCTGCGAGTTCGGCGGCCAAGGCGATGCACGAGCGGCTTGACCTGCTGTACATCCTCATTCCCGCGGTGCTGCGTATGCCGCGCAACGACGCAGACGCCCTGCTGGCCGAGCTGCCGGCAGATATAGGCGCGATGCAAAACACGGAGCTATTTGAGGTTTGCGACAAATACATCAACGGCGGGGGCTGATACCCCCGCCACGAAGGCGGAGGCCGGACGTTTTGAAGCTGCTGCCCGCGAGAGCGGGCGGCAGCTTGAGAACATCACGGACGAGGGAGGCTTAAAAATGGCGAGAGTTAAAAAACGCATTTTTGCCGGCGCGGTATGCCAACAGATCGTTTATAACGTATCGGACCGCGCGGCAGAGCCGACAAAGGCCAAGCCTAAAAAGCCGCGCTTTGAGTCGGCGGAGGAGCGGGCGGAGTTTAACCGCCAGATCGCCCGCCGCCGCTTTGCACGCGACGTCAACGCAAACTTTACCCCCCGCGGCTACTATGTGACCCTTACATTTGATATAGAGCACGAGCTGCATACCTTCGATGATGCGCGGCGCGTGCGCGACAACTACATTCGCCGCCTGCTGCGCGCCTGCCCGGAGGGGCGGGGCTTTATCGTGATGGGGCGCGGCAAAAGCACAAACCGCATACATATGCACATGATATGCGAGGGCATCTCGCCGGAAATCATCCGCGCAAAGTGGGGACTCGGCGAGGTCGTCGCGGTCACGCCGCTGCGCGAACATAATTTTTACAACGGCATCGACTGCGGGCAGGACTACACGGCGCTCGCCTACTACTGCTTCGATCACTGGACGCAGGAGCAAGGCGGACACCGCTACAAGCGCTTCGGCGAGCTGCGGCACACCGAGGAGGAGGAGCCGACCGAGGCGCGCATCGACTACCGCCCGGAGCGACCGCCGATAGCGCCCAAGGGCTACCGCTTCGTGCGCGTGGAGTACAACCGCTACGGTTATATGTGCTTCCACTATGTCCGCGACCGGCGCGGCCGCGGACGGACGAAAAAGGAGTGAGCCAAGCCCCAAAAACGGTGGGGCTTGGGAAGGTACTTGTAAATGTGTAAAATTTTACGACCACAACAAGGAGGGCGGCGGCAATGAGCCAGGTGATGAGACTCTGCGCAAGATGCGAGCGCAAAATAACGGAGCATTACTACACGGTGGAGGTCATGGGCAGCGCCACGGAGCGCGGCACCTGCGCCATGTGCGGACAAACGGGATATTTTGCGCGCTTTGAGTTTTCCCCGCGCCGAGCCGTTTACAAGCGGCGTACCGGTGGCGGGGAGCGTCAGCGCGCGGGAGGAGGATCGCGATGAGCAGACGCTACAGCAAGCAGGCACGCAACCGTGTGCGGGACTTTGTGGAGCTGCAGATCACGGACTATCACAGCAACCGCCGCGCCCTCGCGGACTATCGCGCGCAGAGCATCCCAAGCGCCGTCCCCAAGTACGGCGGGACAGGCGGCGGGAATGGAGGCGACTCCCGCCCGACCGAGCTTATCGGAGTGCGCATGGCATCCGCCCAGTACATCGAGCATCTGACGCGCTCGGTCGCGGCTGTGGGGGCTGTGCTTTCCCGGCTTTCGCCGGAGGATCGGCGGCTCGTGCGTCTGCGATACTGGCGCCGTGGCTACACCGTGGAGCGCGCTGCGCAAGAGCTGTATCTCAGCAAGAGCGCGGCCTACCGCAAACTGAACGCAATCACCACCGCCGTCGCGCGGGAGCTGGGATATATCAGCTTTTGACAGGTTGGGATAATTGCACCAGTCGGCCGTGGTATAGTGGCAGCATCAAGAGCTATACCAGGGGCGGCGCGGCGGACATGCAGGCGCTGCCCTTATGTTTTCAGAGGGCTGCGCTATGCGCAAAGCAGACAACACCCGCCGGCTATGCGCTCGCTGCCGCGCCGACTACCGGGACGCGGGGTATGAGCCGCGGAAGGTCTGGACAAAGTACCGCGAGCCGTGCGATATATGCGCCCGCCCCGCGTGGCTGTACGAGATAGCGGCGGACGGCAATGATAAGCGATAGCCGCCTCGCCCAGCTCCGCGAGCTGATAGCGCGAGGGCGCGAGCAGGCGTTTTACTGGTGGCCGGAGTGGCGCACGGTGCGGGCGGAGGTGCTGCGGCTCGATCACGGCGAGTGCCGCGAGTGCCGTGAAAAACGACACCGACACAGCCGCGCGGTAATAGTGCATCACATCAAGCACCTGCGCGACCGGCCAGACCTCGCCCTCAGCATATGGGATCCGGATACGGGCGAGCGGCAGCTTGAGGCGATATGCAAGACGTGCCACGAGGCGGAACATCCTGAGAGCCTACGGCAATATGCGCCGGTCGCGCCGCCGATATCGGCAGAGCGCTGGGACTGACCGGGTGATACCCCCGGTCGAAAAAAACAAATCCGCCCCGCCGCGCTCAACTCGTGGGGGTGCAGGACAAAAGAGAAAACCTCGTGCGCGCGCCCGCGCAGACCGGCCGAGGCAACAGAAAAAACGAAAAAAGGGGTTTGAAATGAGCACGATTGACTTGCGCTGCGGCGATGCGCTGGAACAACTGAAAACGCTGCCTGACGGCTCGGTCGACCTCGTGCTCACGGATCCACCGTACAACAGTGGAGGATTACAATGATGGAAATCTTGTTTTTGTGCGATGGGCGCGCACAGTGCTCACAGGAGGAAAAAACGGAGTGCTTCAAAAACGGCGGGAGCTGCCGGCACACAAGCGACATCCGGCACGCGAAGAACTTCCTGTGCTGCCACTGGATGCGCGTTAAGGAGCTCACGGCAGAGTTCGACACTGAATACGTAGAGAAAGAGCCTACCGCGGAGACAGAGCCTCAGCTTGACATAGAGGCCGTGACAACGGATGAAACCAAGGCGGAGCGGGAGGCGTTCGATTTCCTACGGAGGAGATTTAACCGGAAGGAGTGAGACAGTGAGCAAGAAACCGGTCAGATGGGAAAACACAAAGCGATACCGCGAAATGCGGCGGGGGCTTATGGATAACTTGGAGAGCCGGGGGCTCATCGAACCGATGTACCGTGGCCTCGTTGACGAGTATATGACGCTGTGGGTACAGCAGCAGCAGCTCCGCGCCGACGTAGAGGAAAACGGCGTAACGATCTTTGACGAAAAGCGAAAGATGAATGTTGAAAACCGGAGCGTTTCGCTCGGCGTGATGGTCTCCCGCCAGATGCTGCAGATATACACGGCGCTCGGCTTTAAGGAGATATCCGGAGCGGGAGCCGCACCGGAGAAGGACGACGATGAGCTGTGAGATCCCAGCGGACGTGCTCGCCTACATCGAGAGCATCGAGCGGGACGAGCCAAGAGCCGACCGAGAGCTGCACGCGCTTTCCGCTTATATCCGAAAAGTTTTCAACACTGAGCCGCTGTTTTTCGATGCTGCGCTGTATGAGCGCTACATAGGTCTCGCAAGGTATTTTCCCTTTGAGCTTTTCCCGTGGGAAAAGGCGCTGACGGCACTCTGGCTCTGCACGTTCTCCGCGCCGGGCGTGCCGCGGTGGAAAACGATTTTTACAATGCTTGGCCGCGGCGCCGGTAAGGACGGATTTATAGCTTTCACGGCTTTTTGCATGGTCTCCCCGTACAACCCCGCAAAAAACTACGACGTTGACATCTGCGCCAACAACGAGGAGCAGGCGATGCGCCCGGTGCTTGACATTGTGGAGGTTTTGGAGACACCGAAAACCGAGGGCAAGCTCAAAAAACATTACTACCACACAAAGCAGCTTGTACAAGGGCGGGCAAACAAGGGCGTTATCAGGGGCAGGACGAACAACCCCAAGAGCCGCGACGGTATGCGCAGCGGCGCGATAATCTTTAACGAGGTCCACATTTACGAGAACTATCTGAATATCAAGGTTTTTATGTCGTCGCTGGGCAAAAAGGAGCAGCCCCGCGTCGGCATTTTTACATCCAACGGCGACGTATCCGACGGCCCGCTTGATGACTACATCAACAACGGCATGAGGATACTCTTTGAGGGCGAGCCGGACAACGGCTTTTTGCCCTTTATATGCCGCCTCGGCAGCGAAAAAGAAGTGCATGACCCGGCGAACTGGCCGAAGGCCAACCCGTCGATTATATACATGCCGACGATGCAGCGCGAGACGCAGGAGGAGTATGAGGACTGGCAGCAGTACCCCGAACGCAACGGCGATTTTTTGACAAAGCGCATGGGGATCCGCAAGGGCTTTAGCGACACCCTCGTAACCGACTACGCAAACGTCAAAGCGACGAACCGGGAGCTGCCCGACCTGAGCGGGTGGAGCTGCACGGCGGGCATCGACTATGCCGAGCTGAGCGACTGGGCAAGCGTCAACCTCCATTTCCGTCGCGGCGAGGAGCGCTACGACATCAACCACTCTTGGCTGTGTTTGCAGAGCAAAACGCTGACGCGGGTGCAGGCACCGTGGCGCGACTGGGCGGAGCGGGGGCTTATCACCTGTATAGACGATGTGAGCATAAAGCCGGAGCTGCTCGGCCAATACATCATGGACGCAGCGCGGCGCTACAACGTGCGGATGCTTGCAATGGACCACTACCGGTGGACGCTTGTGGCGGAGGCAATGGGCAGAGCGGGCTTTGACGCCGCGGACAAGAGCCGTGTTAAGCTCGTCCGGCCGAGCGACATCGCGCAGATAATCCCGGTGATTGACGAGTGCTTCAGCCGGCAGCGCTTTACATGGGGAGACTGCCCGCCGCTGCGGTGGGCGGTAAACAACACAAAAAAATGCAGAAGCGGAAAAAAGCAGGGCACAGACACGGGCAATTTTTACTACGCCAAGATCGAGGCGAAGAGCCGCAAGACCGACCCATTTGTGGCGCTTGTGGCATCGATGACCACGGAGCAAACGCTCGGCACCGGGCTGCCGCTGCAGGCGCCGCCAATCGGCGCTATATCTTTTTAGGGGTGATGCAACATAGGACTTGATTTTTTTAAGTGGCTCCGGCCGAAGAGCGGCGAAAGCGGGCAAACCGGCTATGCGGAGATAAGCTGCACGGAGCTTGAGGCCGCGGCGCAGGAGTACCAGATCCGAGAGCTGAGCTTTTGGGTGTGCGCCAACATGGTGGCCTCCGCGCTCGGCCGCTGCGAGGTAAAAACCTACCGCGCGGGGCAGGAGGAACGAGGGCGCGAGTACTACATGTGGAATGTAGAGCCGAACACAAACCAGAGCGCGACGGCGTTTTTCCACAAGCTCGCCGCGCGGCTGTACCAGGACAACGAGGCGCTGATAATCGGCACCGGGAAGCGCAACGGACACGACACCATAGCGGTGGCTGACGACTGGATGGAGCCGGAGGACAACGGCGACAGAGAGAACGAGTACCGCGGCGTGATGCTCGGCAACAAGAGCTACGACAAAACCTTCCGCGAGCGGGACGTGATGCACCTGCGACTAAACCACGTCGACATGAAACCCGTTGTCGATGCGATGTTTGCAAGCTATGTAAAGCTTGTGCAGGCCGCGATGAAATCCTACGCATGGGAAAACGGGCAGCACTGGAAGGTCAAGGTCGGGCAAATCGCCCAGAACGGCGAAAACTGGCAGGAAACTTTCCAGAAGGTTTTGACAAACCAGATCCGACCGTTTTTGGAAAGCCCCTCTGCGGTGCTGCCGGTTTTTGACGGGTACGACTATGAGGACGCAGCCGCCGGGCAGAAGTCCAAGAGCACCGACCGCTCCCGCGAGGCGAAAAAGCTGATAGAGGACATTTTCGATTTTACGGCGCGGGGCTTCGGCATCCCCGCCGTGCTCGTGAACGGCACGGTGGAGGGCGTAAAGGACGCGCAGCAGCGTTTCTTGACGGGCTGCATAGACCCGATATGCGACCAGCTATCGGAGGAGGGCACGCGCAAGCGCTACGGCTACGACGGATGGAGCCGGGGCGACTATCTGCGGGTGGACTCCTCCGCGATAATACACTTCGACTTGTTTGCAAACGCCGCGAATATCGAAAAGCTGGTGGGCAGCGGCGCGTACTCCCTCAACGATGTTTTGAGGGCGGCGGGACAGGCCGCAATAAACGAGCCTTGGGCAGACAAGCACTACATGACCAAAAACATCGGTCTTGTGGAAGAACTGCTCGCAGGCGAAGAGAAAGGAGGAGCGGAAAACGGATAATAAAGGAGTTTTCGACATCCGGCAGCAGACCGCAGGCGGCGCCGCCGAGATATACATACTCGGCGACATCGTGGACGAGCGATGGTACGCGGAAGAGACGAGCCCGCGGAGCGTGATAGACGCGATAAAGGGACTTGACACGCAGGAAATCAGCGTATACATCGACAGCTACGGCGGCAGCGTCGCGGCGGGATGGGGCATATACAACGCGCTGCGGCAGCACCCCGCCAAGGTAAAGACCTACGGCGTGGGCTTTGTAGCTTCGGCGGCGCTGTATCCCTTTTTAGCAGGAGATGAGCGCTACGCCTCGCCGCTGTCGGCTTACTACCTGCACGAGGCATGGACAAGCGCGAGCGGGTACGCCGACGAGCTGCGCCGCGCGGCAGATCAGATCGAGAGTCTGACCGACATCGGCGTCAACGCCTTTGTGGAGCGTGCCGGCATGGAGCGGGACAAGGTGCTCGAGCTGATGCACGAGGAGACATGGCTGACGCCGGACGCGGCGCTTGAGCTTGGCATAGCGACGGCGATAACGCAGGAGAGCGGGAGCGGCCCGGCGCAGAGCGCCCGCCGCGAGATAATGCAGCGGCTGACACAGCCGCGCGAAGAGAAAAAAACACCAACCCCAAAGCCCGGCAAGAGCATCATGGAGATGCTGGCCGGAGTTTTTAAGGACTAAAAGGAGGACGAAAAATGACCAACCACAACACCCCCACGAGAGAGGAGCTGCGCCAGCAGCTTATGCAGGCGCTGCGCGACAACAACCAGGAGAGCTTTGCCGGAGTCTTTGACCAGATGCTTGAGAGCATCGGCGAGGGCATCCGCACCGAGTATGAGCAGGAGCTTAACGGGCTGCGCGAGGAGCTTGACACCCGCGTGCTGACCGCCCGCGGCTGCCGCCAGCTCACGAGCGAAGAGAAGAAGTACTACCAGGCACTCGGTACCGCCATGAAGGCGAAGGACGCGAGACAGGCCATGACGAGCCTCGACGTCGTCATGCCGGAGACCGTTATCGACTCCGTCTTTGAGGACCTGCGCACAAATCACCCCCTTCTGAGCCGCATCGACTTTGCGGCCACCAACGGCGCGATCCGGATGCTGATGAACACCAACGGCTACCAGGAGGCGGCATGGGGCGAGCTTTGCGACGAAATCGTAAAGGAGCTTACCTCCGGCTTTAAGGAGGTCGACACCACCCTGCTCAAACTCTCCGCATTTTTGCCGGTGTGCAAGGCAATGCTCGACCTCGGCCCGCAGTGGCTCGACCGCTACGTCCGCGAGGTGCTGTATGAGGCACTGGCAAACGGCCTTGAGTACGGCATCGTAGACGGCGACGGCGACGGCAAGCCCATAGGCATGACCCGCCAGGTCGGCGCGGGCGTCACCGTCACCTCCGGTGTATACCCCAAGAAAAACGCCGTTAAGGTCGGCGACCTCTCGCCCGAAACGGTCGGCAAACTGATAAGCCTGCTTGCGCTCGACGAAAACGGCAAGACCCGCCCGGTAAACGACGTAGTCCTGCTCGTGAACCCGCAGGACTACTTTGAAAAGGTCATGCCGGCCACCACCGTGATGGCGCCGGACGGCACCTACCGCAACGACGTGCTGCCCTACCCCATGACCGTGATCCCCACCGCAGCGCTCAAGACCCGCGGCGAGGCGGTTATCGGCATCGCGCGCCGCTACTTTGCGGCGGCTGGCTCTAACCTCGCGGGCAACATCGAGTACAGCGACCACGCGAAGTTTTTGGAGGACAAGCGCATATACCTCATAAAGCTCTACGCTAACGGCATGCCCAAGGACAACAACGCTTTCCTGCGCCTTGACATCTCCGGCCTTGCGCCTCTCACCTACAAGGTGGTACAGGTTGACGGCCGCAACAAGAGCACCGACGCCACCCTGTCCGCCCTGAGCCTCGGCAGCGCGGCTCTCAGTCCGGCCTTTGCGGCGGCGACCGTATCCTACACCGCGAGCACCACGGCGGCTACCAACACCGTGACCGCAACCCCGGCAGACGCGGGCGCGACCGTTAAAATCACCGTGAACAACACCGAGATCAACAACGGCAGCGCCGCGACTTGGACTACCGGCAGCAACACCGTCAAGGTGGAGGTGACGGCCGAGGACGGCAGCACCACCAAGACCTACACCGTCACCGTGACCAAGTCCTGATATGGCGGCGCGGGACGACTTGCCGGACGGCCTCTTTGAGGATGTGCGCAATTACTGCGATATCACGTGGGAGGACGAGGGCACGGACAGAAAGCTCCTAACGCTTATCGGCAACGGCATCGCGTATCTGGACGGGAAAAGGGGCGAGCCCGCGGACTACACCGCCGACGGGCTCCCCCGCCAGCTCTTACTTGACTATGTGCGCTACGGCAGGGACAACGCCCTTGAGGTGTTTGAGGCAAACTACGCTTCGGCGATCCTTGCCATGCAGCACGAGGTGACGGTGGCACGCTATGCTTAGAGTACCGGACAAGCCAAACGGCAAAATCAGCCGAAGCTTTTGCGACGGCATCGTAAAAATCTACGCCACGGAGGATGCGGCGCAGCCCGGCTACACGCCGGAGATCAAAAAAACATTCAAGGCGGCGCTGCCCTATGAGGAGCGCCGCCTTGGCATACAACGGTACTACATGGCGGAGCAAAACCAGATACAGGTGCAGCGCGTGGTGCGGGTGCCGCGCGGCGTGAAAATCACGAGCCAGGACGTAGCCGAGACAGAGGACGGCGAGACCTACCGCATCAACAAGGTGCAGGCCGTGACGGAGGGTATGCCGCCGGCGCTTGACCTTGAGCTTGCAGTATACACGCAGGGGGTGAGCGGATGAGCTGGGAGGACGCCATACGCGAAGCGCATACGCGCGTAACGGACGCCGTGAGCCACCACGCCCGACTCCGCTCCGACCGTTATTTTGTCTGGCAGGAGGAGGGCGACAACGCCCTCTATGCCGAGGGCGTTATAGCGGAGCGAGCAATGCGCGGCACGACGGACCTCTACACAAAGCGCGACTCCGACCCGTGGGCGGCAGCGTTTGAAAAATCCATGACCGAGAGCGGGATAGCGTGGTACCTCAACACGATCCAGTACGAGCCGGACACCGGCTTTAGACATTACGAGTGGGTGTGGGAGGTGCTGAGCTGATGGCAAAGATAAGCTTCCCCGGCCTTAAGGCGTATGAGGATAAAATCGCGAAGCTCGGCAAAAATCAAAAGGACATCATCAAGCGCGCCGTGTACGACGGCGCGAAGGTAATAGCGGACAGCGTGGCGGCAAACGTTGCGGCGCTGCCCGCTGTATCCGACGCGGAGGCGCTCAAGGCCTACAGGTCGCGCACGCCGTGCGCGCTGAGCGTGACGCAAAAGCAGGGACTTATTGCGAGCCTCGGCCTGAGCACGATGCGCGACGCCGGCGGCTACATCAACACCAAGCTCGGCTTTGACGGCTACAACGCCGTTAAAACCCGAAAATATCCCGGAGGGCAGCCGAACGCGCTCATAGCCCGCGCGGCGGAGAGCGGGAGCGTTGCCCTGATAAAAACACCTTTTATCCGCCCCGGAGTGAAAGCCGCGAAGAAAGCGGCGGAAAAGGCAATGCAAAAGACCCTCGACGAGGAAATCGGAAAAATAATGAAGTAGGAGGACACGACACATATGGCAACTATAGGCGTAAGCAAGCCGTACTACGGCGTATACGGCAACAGCGGCACCACCGTGACCTACACGGCGGGCGGCGTGATGGGCAAGCTGACCGAGATCGGCATAGAGATAAGCGACACCGGCGACAACAACCTCTACGCCGACAACGCGATAGCGGAGGCGGAGCGCCTCTTCGCGGGCGGGACGCTGACCCTCAAGCCGGACGAGCTGAGCCAGGAGATCAGCAAGGCTCTCCTCGGTCTTAAGGAGGAGGCAATCGGTACTATCACCAACGTCACCGACGAGGGCGTAAAGGAGCTTATCTACGACGACGATCAGGTGACGCCCAACGTCGGCGTCGGCTTTATCATCAAAAAGCAGGTGAGCGGGGCGCTCAAGTGGCGCGCAGTGGTGCTGACCAAGGTGATGTTTTCAATCCCAGCTGACGCCGCGACCACTCAGGGCGAGAGCATAGAGTGGCAGGTGCCGGAGCTGTCGGCCACGATACAGCGAGACGACAGCACGAAGCACGCATGGAAAAAGGAGGCCACCTTTACGACCGAGGCGCAGGCCGAGGCATACATAAAGGACCGTCTCGACATCTCCGCATGAGGGCGCGCAGATGAGACAGACGAGCGTTAAGATAGACGGGGCGGAGTATCCGCTCTGCTACAGTATCCGCGTCGTCAGAGCGGCCGTAGAACGCTTTGGCTCGCTTGAGGCAATGGGCAAGGCTGCATTTGCCGGAGAGGGCGCGGAAAGCGTAGACGCGCGCCTGTGGCTGCTGGCGCAGGAAATGGACGCGGGGGCTCGCTACGCAAAGCGCTGCGGCCTTGACTCCCCCGCACCCCTCACCGAAGAGGAGATATTAGACAGCGTACCGGGGCTGCAGATCGCGGAGCTGCTCAACGCCGCCGTGAGCGCGATGGTGGAGAGCAGCGCGACAAGCATCGACGCCGAGCCACCGAAATCAAAAAACGCAGAAGCCACTCCGGGGGAATAATCCCGGAGTGGCTTATCTGGTATGGCTTAAAAATCGGGCTGAGCTACGCGGAGACTCTGGACACGCCATACGGCGAGCTTTTGAGCCTTATCGCGGCGGAGCAGATAAAGCACGAGGGCTACAGCCCCAAGTACACGACCTCGGACGAGGACGTAATCCCGGACATAAGGTGAGGTGAGCGGATAAATGGCGGATAATATAGGCCCTAAAATAGGCATTGACGGCGAGGCAAAATTCCGGGTGTCGATAAACAACATATCGGCGGCGCTCAAGGCGCTCGACGCGCAGATGAAGAGCACCACAAGCGCCTTTACCGCCCAGACCACAGCTGAAGAAAAAAATAAAAAGACACTCGAGCAGCTTGCAAAGCAGGCCGCGACACTCATCGCTGCGCAGAAAAAAGCCAAGCAGAATATCGAGGACGCGACAAGCGCGACAAGCGAAAACTCATCGATAACGCTCAAGGCAAAACGCCAGTATGAGGAGGTCACAGCCCGACTCAATGAGACTTATGCCGCAATGCAGCAGCTCAGCGAGGGCTTTGAGGACAACGGCGCCGCCGCCGAGGAGGCGACCGGCCCGCTTGAGCGCTACGCCGACACGATGGCCACGCTGCAGGCGGCGGACAAGGTGCTTGATGTGCTGCACACGTTAGGCGACGGAATGACCGCAGCCGCGGAAAGCAGCATAGAATTTGAAAGCGCTTTTACCGGAGTAAGAAAGACCGTGGACGGCACGCCGGAGCAGCTTGCCGCGATATCCGACGAGATCAAGCGCATGGCGGCGGAGACTGGCGTCTCCACCACCACGATCGCGGCGGTGGCCGAAAACGCCGGGCAGCTCGGCGTTGCCACCGAGAATATCGCAAGCTTTACGCGCACGATGCTCGACCTCGGCGAGAGCACCAACCTCACCGCCGACGAGGCAGCCGTTGCGATAGCGCGGCTGACCAACATTATGGGGAGCGGCGAGGACGCGACGTCACGCCTCGGCTCGTCGCTCGTAGCACTCGGCAACAACTTTGCAACAACCGAGAGCGAGATACTGGAGATGGCGACGAGGCTCGCCTCGGCGGGCAAGCTCGCCGGCATGAGCGAGGCACAGATCCTAGCGCTTGCAACGGCGATGAGTTCGGTGGGCATAGAGGCGGAAGCCGGCGGCACCGCGATGACCCAGACGCTCAACGCCATAGACCGCGCGGCAAGCAGCGGCGGGGACACTCTGGAGACCTTTGCCCGCGTCGCCGGCATGAGCGCGGAGGAGTTTACGACGGCGTGGCGCACAGACGCGGCAGGGGCGCTGACGGCCTTTATTCAGGGCCTTTCCGCACTGTCCGCCCAGGGCGGCAGCGTGACGGCAATACTCGATGACCTCGGCCTGAGCGGGATACGCCAGAGCAACATGCTGCGCTCCCTTGCGCTCGCGTCGGACATGATGACCGACGCGCTTGAGACAAGCAACAGCGCGTGGGCGGAAAACGTAGCGCTGGCAAACGAAGCAAACGCCGTATACGGCAACACCGAGCACAGGATAAGCGCGGCGCGGGAATCCATCAACAACTTGGGCATTGCAATAGGCGACGCATTCGGGCCGCAGATATCTGGCGGGGCGGACATGGTTAACGACCTCGCGCAGGCGCTGACGGACGCGGCGGAGACCGCGCCCGGTCTTGTGAGCGCACTCGGATCCGTAACCGTGGGCATCACGGGGGCAGCGTCCGCGTATGTTGCGCTTAAGGCGGCGGCAACAGCGTTTAATGCTATCGGCATCACGTCTCTCTCGGCGCTTGGCCCTCTGGCGGCCGTGGGCGCGGCGATAGGGCTGATAACGGCGGGAGTTACTACAGCAGCATCGGCAAGCAAAAAAGAGTGGAGTGCCTTTGTCGACGCCATGATGCCGGCAACGGACACGATGGAAGAAGCCGCTGCTGAACTCGAAAAATGCAAGCGAAAAAAAGAAGAGCTTGAAAACCAAATGGGGCAAAATCCGGGCTCAACGGCACTGCGCCGCGAATACTTTGCGAATCTGGAAGTAATTGAATCGCTTGAAAGCAGGATGGCAGACTACGCCTCTGAGCAGACCGGGGTGACCGTGGCGGTGGACGAAAACACTGCTGCCGTTGCGCTGGCGGCGGAGCAGGAGGCAAAGTATCAGGAGGTCATGGGCGGCGTGACGGAGCTGCTGCAAAAGCAGCAGGAGCGATACGAAAAGCTGCGCGAGACCTACGCGAGCACCTTCGGCCTTTTTGAGACGGCGCCGGAGCTTGTACACACAAGCACGGCGGACATGATATCATCACTCCAGAGCCAAGAGCAGTACTGGACAAGCTTTGGGGACAACATGAAGCGAGCGGCGGAGCTCGGCATTGACGACGGGCTGCTGCAGGCGCTGGCCTCGATGGGCACGGAGGGCGCGGCATATCTGCAATCTATCCTTGACGACATGGACAGCCTCGGCGCGGGCAGCGAGGAGAGCTTGCAGCTGCTTAACGACCTTAACAGCAACTACCAGGCGGCACAGGAAGCACAGGCGCAGGCCGCCGCCGAAGCCTCGGACGCAATTGCCCAGTCAAGCGGAGAAATAGACGAGGCAATGCGCAGCATGGCGGATGCCGTCAAGGAGATGGACAAGACCTCAGAGATGTACGAGACGGCGGAGGCCAACATCTACAGCTACCTCGCGGGGCTTGAGGCGCAGGCGGGACCAATGTATGAGGCGGTAAAGGCAATCGGCGAAAAAATCTTATCCTCAATGCAGGCGGGCATTAACAGCGGCACGCTGACGCTGCCGGGCGTAAGCGGCGGCGGCTTTAACGTGGACGGCAGCCACAAAACGGGGCTGGACTATGTGCCGTATGACGACTACGTCGCGGTGCTGCACAAGGGCGAGATGGTGCTCCCGGCAGACGACGCGGCAGACTACCGCAGCGGCGGCAGAACGGGCGGCGCGTCCACCACGGTCAACCTTTATCCACAGACCGTCGACGAGGCGACAATCGACTACATCTACAACCGCTTTTCGGCGCAAATGGGGGCAGAAATTTGAGAAAATTTTATCTTGAGAACGAGCTGGGCGAACGGAAGCCGCTCAACGGCGAGGACGGGATATTTCTCACCGACCCCGCGGGGCTCGGCATAAGCTACGGCAACAGCTACGCCGACCTCGGCGCGGGCTTTTTCCGCCGCGTCGAGGAGAAACAGCCGCAGGGCGTGATACCGTGCAGCCTTACGTTTATGCGCGGGGCATATGAAAAATACAAGGATTTTGCGGACTGGACGCTGCGCGCCGAGACCCTATATCTTGTTTACAAACCACTCAACGTTGCATATTATCGGCGCGTGGAGCTGTCCTATCTCACAAAAACGGAGATAACAAGCGGGACATGGATGGAGATCCCGACCGCGTTTGTGTGCCTGACACCATGGTACACGCCGGCGCCGCTCGTCCTTAATTTTGAGGACGAGGGCGGAGAGGTGATGCAGTACGAGTACACCTACAGCGATACGCTTGTATATGCGGCCTCCGGGGCGGGAGCGTATGCCGTGGAGGTGAGCGCGGCGGGGCACGACCCGGCGGCGCTTGCAATAGAGTACAAGGGCGCGATAACCGACCCTGTGCTGACGCTGACGGGGCTGGAAAGCGGGACGCTTTACGGCAAGCTCGCCATAAGCGGGGAGTTTGCCGCGGGCGACACGATCGCGGTATCCACCGAGCGGGAGGACAGCTACGCACGCAAGATATCCGCAGACGGGACGGAGACCGACCTCATCGACAAGGTGGACATAGCGGCGGACGCGGAGCCGTTTTTCTCCGTGCCGCTGACCGAACCCTGCATACTGAGGATAAGCGCGGCGGCGATGAGCGGGACGATATCCGCCAAGGCGTATTTTTATTACCGCACTGTATAAAGGGGGCGCGGATGAAGGCATATATAAAACGCAGCTCCGATTTTAAGACGGTGCTGATGGGGACAGCGGAAAGCTGGTCGCTGCCGGTCGCGTCCGCCGACGGGGACACGGGGCAGCTTGCGCTTGCGGAGTACGCACCGGCGGAGCATACCGGCAACTGGGTGTACGTCCTCGGGCAGATCTATCGCATAGCGCAGGCTACGCCGAGCAACAACCAGTTTACCGCCACGCTCGCCGACCCCGCGACGGCCTTTGACCGGCAGGCGATATGGCCGGACGCGCCGGAGACAACCTATGGGGCGTTTATCAAGGCCGCGCTTGAGCGGGACTATCTCAACTGCGCGGATGCGGCATACAAAGTGCCGTATCTGCAAATCACAAACACGGACACCACACCGCTGACCGCGCCGGAGCTTGACGACACCAAACTCTACAAGCTCACCAACATCATCACCACGGCGCGGGCGGCAGGCGTCCGCATCCGCTTCGGCATCGACGGCGACAAGCTCGCCGTCGATATCTCCACGGGAGCCGGCACGGAGCACAACATACTTTTTACCGACGGCCGCGCGCAGCTTGAGACCGAGAGCTACAGCGCGGACACGACAGCCAAGGTGACGGTGCTGCAGGCGCAGGAAAAAGCGAAGAACGCCGACAAGGACGCACCGACCGAGTACGTCGCGCACACGTTTTATCTCTCCGTGAGCGGAGAGATAACGGAGACCGCTCCCACCGACCGGGCGGAGGGCAAGTGGGCATACATCACCTGCAAGGCGGACGAGACTCCTGCCGACAAGGCGGCGGAGGTGTTTGCGGCGAACGCGAACAGCTATAAAATAGAGTTTTACTCATCGCGGCGGTATGCGCTGTATGACCGGGTGCGGCTGCGGCTGCACGGCGCGGTGTTTGCGACGCGGATCACGGGGATCACGCTTAAAAGCGGCGACGACAGATACCTTTACCGCTGCGGCGAGCTTGCAACGACGATACAGCAAAAAGTAAAAAAGAGCCTGAGCGGGACGAAAACGGCAGCGACGCGACGGTAACGGAGAGCAGCATCGAGACGGCGCTGGGATACGCCCCCGCTGACCCGAGCAAGTTCCTTCCTTTGACGGGCGGCACACTCACCGGAAACCTCACGGGTAAGTACATAACCGGAACGTGGCTCCAGTCTACGGCGGCAGGGCACCAGACGACACCGGCGACAAAGGTACCGGTGCTTGACTCATCGGGCTGGCTATACTGGCGCTCGCCGACCGAACTCAAGGGCGATATGCACGCCGACTACGTGCTCAACGTCAAGGACTACGGCGCGAAGGGTGACGGCTCGACCGACGACACGGCGTCCATACAGGCGGCGATCGATGCGGCAGTGTCAACGCTTGCGATGGCGGTATACATCCCCGCCGGTACGTACATCATCACCACGCCGCTGCTGATCCAGACGTACAGCGACAGCGACGCCACGATCGACGGGGTAAAATGGTGGGAAGGCCGTGCACCCTCGCTGATAGGCGAAAACAAGAGTACGGCCATCATCAAAAAGACCGGCAACGGCACCAAGACAATGCCCGCTGCGGCGAGCTGGGCGAACGGCTGGGGTGCCATCGATGCCGTTATTATCCTTGGCCGCGAGGACGGCACGGAACGCGGAACCGGTGTCACGATCTCGAATCTTAACATAAAGAATGCATCCGGTAACGCGGAGCACTGGGGCATCTACGGCGACCGCAGCCGTTGTCTGATCGAGCACTGCAACATACGCACGACAAGCCACGGTATACGGCTGCACAGCTTCTTCAACCGGCTGGCCGACCTGTACTTGGTGTGTGCATCGAACGCGATACACATCGACTACGGCACAAGCACGATTTTAGAGCGCATCTTTTGCAGCGGCGCAGCGAATCCCTACATCATCAAAACTGCATACAGTACGCTCACCGAGGTCTGCTGCGACGGCGGCACGGGTACGATCTTTGACATCACGGGCAACGGCGTAACGCTCATGAGCTGCGGCACAGAGTCGCCGGACGCGGATGCCTGCATTTCTGCGGGAGCCGACAGCAACATCGCCGTTAACGGCTTTTACTGCTGGCGGCAGACGACCGGCGTCGTTCTCAAGCTGGCGAGCAAAGCGACGGTGACGATATGCGGCTTGCAGCTCTACGAGCGCAGTGCTGCTACCTACAATAATACGTTTCTTGCGGACGCGGCGAGCACTGGCGCGGTCGTGGGGCTGGCGCTGATAGGCTTCAGCATCATCCGCACGTCCGGCCGGACGGGGCAGCTGCCAACACTGTTCAGGACGCTTCCCGCGGCGAGCAGCAAGGTGTTTCTGGCGACCGACGGTCTGGCCGGTTACTACTACCCCACGGCGGCGGGGCTTGTGCCCTATGACGGCTATGCATCCGGCAACCGGCAGTATCTGGCCGACAACATCGCGCTCCCAAATCAGGGCGGCGTACTGGACGCGGACAAATACTACACGGGGCTTTCTGTGTGGGACTCTACACTTGGCAAGCCCAAATGGTGGACGGGTTCTGCGTGGTGGACTCCGGCGGTCGCGCCTGTCACGCCATCGGACACGACCTTCATCGAGGCCAGCGACGGGCACTACGAGACACAGCCGAATTTTACCAACCTTGCGGTGCAGACCGACCCCGACTATAAGCTTCAGACGCGACTCAGCGGTTCGGGGACGGAGTCCACCGACGTACGCACCTACACGATGGAGACATCTGGTTATATCCCGTGCAAGGCCGGTGACGTCATCCGGGTGCGGTGTACTGCGGGTACTTTTGAGAGCGGAGGCGGCAGCATCTGGCCGATAGCCGTGCAGTACAACAGCAGCAAGGCGTCCATCGGTGCTGTGACGTACAAGGCAACAAGCGGAACGACCTACGACGCCGTATTTGATGCGGACGGCAAGGGCTTCAAGATCACCATCGTCAGCGCATCGACTGCATACATCCGTATCGTCGGCAACGGCGATCCGAGCGGGTTTGTGGTGAGCAAAAACGAGGAGATCACCTATAAGCAGGTCTGGGTCGGGACGCCGATGCAGTTCGGCGACGAGGTCAAGCAGGACATGGCCAACGTGTTTATCAAGTCCCCAAACGGCACACTGTACACGCTGGCGGTGGACAACGGCGGCAATCTTTCGGTAAAGGCATTCGCCGCAACATAAAGGAGGCACAACATGATAAAACCCATTACATTCCCGGGGCAAAAGGTCCCCGCGATCGCGCACGGAGCCATATTCCAGCGGCTTCTGCGCGACGGTAAGCTGTACGGCTGCGGCATCAGCAAGACCGGCAGCACCCTCAATATCGGCGCCGGCCTCTTCGTGGAGGCCGGGCGGCTCATAGAAATACTCACGACGGAAACTGTAAGCGTGACCGGCACGACCGGCTACGCGCGGATCAAGGGCACGATCGACAGCAGTAAAGCCTCCACGGCCTCCAGCTTCGCGCAGTTTGCGTGGACGGTGGACTACGCATCAACGCCGGACGGATTTGACGCGCTGACGCAGGGTAAGGTCAACGAGGGCGGCGCTGCGACCTACGAGATGGAGCTTTGCGTCGTGGCACTCGGCAGCAGCGGCATTACCGACATTGTGCGCGGCTTTGCCGATGCGGCCACAATTATTACTGCGGCCGCGCTAAACGCGGCGATGGCCGGGACGCGGTACAAGCTGGTCGACGGCGTACACTACGGGACGTCCGTGCCCTCGAATATCGCCGACAACGAGCTTTTCTACCTGATAGAGGGCTGAGACATGGCAAAGACCTACACAGGCTCCTACGAGCTCACGGGCGGCAATTTCGGCGTAAGGCTGACCTATGCCGCCGCAAGGGAAAACGGCACGTGGTACGCATGGATAACGCGCGTGGAGGTCAAGATGGCGCAGCGCACGGGGACGTACAGCGTCAACACCTTCGGCGACGTCTGCATCGACGGGACAGTCTCCGCAAGCGTGAGCGTGACGGGCACGTCGGTCGCCGGTCAGTCTTACGCCACGGTATGGGAGGGCGCGGGGACGAAAGTGCCGGTGTCCAAATCGGGCACTGCCCTGAGCTTCGCGCTGTCGTTCAAAAAAAACAGCTCCTACGGCAGCGCGTATCAGATGTATTTCTACGCTTCGGCGGGCAGCACGGTGCTGCAGAACGGTATAGAGCTTACCGGCGCGGCACAGAGTCTGGCCGTGCAGGGCAGTGCCGCGATGATACGCATCAATGGCGTGCTTACTCCGGCGACGCCCTACGTCGGCAAAAAGTCTGCCGAGGCGTACCTGGGCAATGTGCCATTAGGAGGTTAGATATGACAAAAATAAACGTATCGCACACATACGCAGAAGCAACGCAGCGCGAGAGACTACTGCGCAATGCTACAATCAAGGCGCTGTATGAGCGCTACAGAATAGGAGGTAACGATGAGTAAAACCGGACAGGGACTCGCAGAATATGCAAAAGCACAGTTGGGCAAGCCCTATTGGTGGGGCACCTTCGGGCAGACGGCGAACGCCGGACTGCTCGCAGCCAAGCGGCAGCAGTACCCAGACTATTACACTGCCGGAGACTTTCCGACGCAGTTCGGGCAGAAGGTGCACGACTGCGTGGGGCTTATAAAGGGCTATCTGTGGTGCGATACGCCGGACAGTGAGCCGATATACAAGCCCACACAGGACGTTGCGGTAAGCGGGCTATTCATGGCCTGCCCCGAAAACGGCAGCATCGACACCATGCCTGACATACCGGGCGTATGCGTGTTTATGCGCGACATGTCCCACGTCGGCGTTTACGTCGGCGGCGGCTACGTCGTAGAGGCAACCGGCCACGCGCGGGGCGTCGTGAAATCCAAGCTTGCGGGGCGCGGCTGGGGGCTATGGGGCAAGCCCGGCTGGATAAGCTATGAGGCTACTGCCACTCCTGCACAGCCTGCACAGACCACCACACAGGCGCCCGCCTCGGCGCTGACCGTCACCGGCTTGCCGCTGCTGCGCTACGGCGACAAGGGTGAGTACGTCCGCTCGGCGCAGCTGCTCCTCATCGGGCGAGGCTACTCCTGCGGCAGGTGCGGCGCTGACGGCGAGATAGGGCAGGACACCTACAACGCGGTTATCGCGTACCAGCGCGCCTGCGGCTTGCAGCAGGACGGCATCATAGGCGCTCAGACTTGGGCGCGGCTGATAGGAGGATAAGGCATGGCGTTTACTTTGGAGGACTTAGCCGTAAAATTCGCGGAAACGGAAGCGCGGGGCAAGTCCAACACGCACAGGCTCGACGCGCTGGAGAAGAACCAAAAGGCGCTTAACGAGCTGACCACGTCCGTCAAGGTACTCGCAACCGAGCAGAGCACGATGAAGACGGACATAGGCGAAATCAAAACCGGCCTCAAAACGCTTACGGACAAGCCCGGCAAGCGCTGGGAGGCCATCGTAGATAAGGCAATCTGGGCGGTGCTCGGCGGGCTGCTTGCCTTTGCGCTGAGCCAGATCGGGCTTTAAGAGGCAAAACCGCACCCCGTGCGGGGCGCGAAAAATGAAAGGAGAATAAAAATGGCAGACATCATCATCGAGAACATTGTGAAAATCACGGCGGCGCTGCTGCTGATGCTTATCGGCGTACTGGGTACATACCTCACGGCGCTTGCATCCAAGCGCGCGGAGACCGCAAACGTCGCCGAGGCGCTGCGCTCACTGACCGAGGCGGCGAAGACCACGGTCGGTGAGCTGCAGCAGACCGTAGTAAATCCGCTTAAGGAGGCCGCGGCCGATGGCAAGCTGACGAAGGCGGAAATAGCAAGTCTGCGCGACATGCTGATAGCCGAAACAAAGCGCAAAATGCTGCCCTCGACGATTAACCTCATCAACGGCGCGGGGGCGGATATTGAAGCGATAATCCTCGGCGTTGGAGAGAGCCTTATCAACAAGGCCAAGCAGTAAGGAGGCACCCGTGGAGCCGCGAGAGATCAGAGCAATGCTGCAATACCCAGACGCGCCGCTTGTGGACTTCGCGGTGCGGCGGGCAAATCTCACCGCGCCGGAGTGGGAGCTGATCCGGCTCCGGGAGCGGGAGGACGAGACAAACGAGAGCGCCGCGGAGCGGCTGCTGATATCTACCCGCACGGCCGCGCGAAGGTATAACGAGGGGATGCACAAGCTCAACACCTGCTGGAGCGGGCTGCCGTGGGTGCACAAAATCATAAAGCAATAACCAAGCCGGGGGCATTTGCCCCCGGCTCTCTTTTTTTATACCACGCCAAAAAACGGCGCAAAATTGGCGCGCTTTTGCGGTGGCGCTTTCGCACGGATCTGATATCATGATATTAAGATATCAAGGGAGGGCAAACCATGACATACAACAACCCAATGCCGGCTGCGCCGGTATACGGCAACTACTCGCCTCTGTCCCCAATGGGTACGCAGTATATGCAGCAGCCGCAGGCGGCGCCCGCGCCGCAGGTGCCGAGCTTTGGCGTGCGCCCCGTAACGGGGCGCGAGGAAGCGGTCGCGGCGCAGGTGGATTTCGGCGGCCCCGGCACGCTGATGCCGGATCTCGGCCACGGCGTAATCTATCTTAAGCGCTTTAACCCCAACACCGGCGCGTGCGATCTCTTCGCTTTTGCGGTCCGCGCGCCGGAGCCGGCAGCGCCCGCGCCGCAGTATGCGACGATGGACGACCTCAACGCGCTGCGCGAGGAGCTTATGCGCAAGGGCAAAGGGGGCAAGGCCGATGACAAATAACCCGGTGCAGATGCTGCAGGGACTTATGGCCTCGCCCGCGGGGCAGATCTTCGCCGCGTTCCGGCGCGGCGGAAACCCGGTGCAGCTTATGCAGCAGATGGCGGGCGGCAGCCCGCAGATTGCACAGGCGCTGCAGATTATCAACGGCAAAAGCCCGCAACAGCTGCAGCAGATAGCCACCAACATGGCGCGGGAGCGCGGGCTTGACGTCTCCCAGATAATGCAGGGGCTCGGCCTCGGCCGCTGATACCCCCCTCTCAGTTTTGCGCGGATCTTGATAAAAACCGCCCCCGAGTATGCAGCGGGGAGCGCGCCCCCGTGCAAATATTTTGAGAGGAGCACACATTATGGACGATTTTGCAACCGGCTACATGGCCGGACAGGACAGCGGAGGTAACTCCGGCGGTTTTTTCGGGAACGAAGGGCTGTGGGCGGTTATCATCCTCGCCATCATCTTTGGATGGGGCTGGGGTGGCAACCGCAATGGGCAGGGAGGTGACGGCATGAGCGCTCTGCCTTACATCATGTCTGCGGGTGGTCTCGGCGGTGCTGATACTCGCGCAGCTGTCGCCGACGGCTTCGCGCTTAACGGCCTTGAGAGCAGCATCCGCGGCGTGCAGGATGGCCTTTGCGACGGCTTTTACGCCGTCAACACGAGCCTCCTGCAGGGCTTCGGCAACGCCAACACCGCGATGCTGCAGGGCTTTAACGGCGTGCAGTCTCAGATGGCGGCGCTCGCCGCGCAGCAGCAGAGCTGTTGCTGCGAGACTCAGCGTCAGCTTGAGCGAGGCTTTTGCGACATCAACTACAACCTCGCAACGCAGGCGTGCGAGGTTAAGCAGACCATCAACGGCGCCGCCCGCGACCTGCTGGACAACAACAACGCCAACACCCGCGCGATTCTTGATTTTCTCACGCAGGACAAGATCGCAAGCCTGCAGGCCGAGAACCAGACCCTTAAATTTGCCGCATCTCAGGCGCAGCAGAACGCCTACATTGCGGCAAATCAGGAGGCTCAGACCGCTGAGTTGCTGCGCAAGCTCACTCCGGCTGTCCCCGTGCCCGCGTACACCGTGCCGGCACCTTATCCCTACTGCGTCGGCAGCATGCCCGGCTACGGCTGTGCAGGCTGCGCGGCATAACACATCGGGGCGGCGGCAGCTGCCGCCGCCCCTGAAAGGAGAGCAAAAATGGCTTGTAAAGCAAACTGCCGCCTCTGCCGGCGGCTCATAATCTCCCAGAGCGTCACCTTTGCAGACGGCACCCTCACCGTCAACATCCCGGCGGGGGCATATGAGGCGGGCTGCAAGTACTGCCTTGTCATCGCGCAGAGCATCCCGCCCGCCGCGACGATAGCCGCGCCGGTGGTTATCACCATTGGCACCGGCACCCAGACCTATCCGCTGACCACCGCCAACTGCGCGCAGGTCACTGCGTGCGGCATACGCACAAGGCATCGGTATAGCACTGTGGTGTCCACAAGCGCTACCGGCGGAGCCTTCAGGATGCTCGGCCGTCCGGCCTGCTCGCCGGACTACAGCCTCGCCGCGATTGACGGCACAGCACCGACGGAAGGGGGCGCAACAACGTGAAAAGAGCTGCAAAGTATATGCTGATGCACAACGGCCGCGAGCATGACGAGCGCGACCGTGACCGCGACTATCGCCGCGATGAGCGTGAGCACAACGGCCGCCGCGCAGAGTATCGCGGCAACGTCGACTTTGCGATGACGTCCGGTCGCCCGCGCCGCGAAGAGCGCAGAGAGTGGGACGACGAGTACGGCGAGGTGCCGGAGCTTACGCCCGAGCGCGCGAAGCGCTGGACAAAGTCGATGCAAAACGCCGACGGCAGCGCGGGTGCGCACTGGACGCAGGAGCAGACCACGCAGGTGATGACGCAGCGCGGGTATCACTACGACCCGGCCACATGGCACGCGATAATGTGCGCGATGTACTCCGATTTTTGCGAGGTCGCGAAAAAGTACGGTCTCGGCGGCAACGCCGAGTTTTACGCGGACATGGCGCACGCTTGGCTCGATGACAAGGACGCCGTCGAGGACAAGGCCGCGGCGTACTACTGCTATGTAGTGCAGCATTAATCCCCCGCCCCCCAAAAAAGAAGAGACCGCAGATTACGATCTACGGTCTCTTTGCCTTGGTCGTGCTATGTAAAACAGCAACAGCCCAGCTGGGGTGACGATGTTATAATAATTGGTGGTGCCGGTAACCGGACACCCAGAATTATTATAACTTTGGGAAACCTCAGACGGGGTGATGGGGACGCCGTCCTCGGCAAAATCAAAATCGCCGTTAGGATCGGCGTCGAGCAGCGTCCAGACGGCAATCTCGTCCTTGCCGACCTCAACGCGGACGACGATGCTAAGCACGGCGGCGTCGTCCTGCATGGCAAGCGCGAGCAGCTCGCGCAGATGCGGCTCGTCGATTTCGGCGCCGGAGACCTGAGCGCGGAGCTGCTGCATATCGTGCGCTATCTTCACGCGCTCCGCCTCGAGGGCGTTCACCTTTGCCGCGAGGGTCGGGCTGTGCAGCCCGCCGAGCACGGCGTTAACCGCCGCATCGAGCTGTTTTGCTATCTCACAGTCGCGCTTTTGTAGCTCACGGAGCCGCTGAACAGCGGAGCCGCTTAGCTTGCTGCGCTCCTCGCGCAAAATCCGGATAAGCCCATCAACGCTCTCCGGCTGCCCGAGCCGCTGCCGGACTGCATCGGCCACAAGCGCCTCAAGCCCGCCGACGGGGATGGGAGAGTTATCGCACAACCCCTTGCGCTGCTTCGCGCCGCAAATGTAGTAGTAATGCCGCCTTTGGCCGCGATTTGTCCCGGTAACAAGCATGGCACTTTTGCACTCGCGGCAAAAGACCTTACCCTTGAGCGGGTACTCTCTGGCACTCGCCGGCCGCCCCGCTGCGCTGCGTTTATTTTCTTGCATTTTTAACTGCACCTTCTCCCACGTCTCCCGGTCTACGATGGCCGGGAGTACGTCCTTGACCACTATGGCGTCCTCCGCTGCGGCGTGGCTGTTCCGCGAGCCGTCCGGGCGCTTGGAGACTTTCCCATACACCAAATCGCCGACATACTTTGGATTTTTGAGGAGATCGTGCAGGCTGTTAACTCCAAAATTTCCGCCGCTTTTTGTGCGCCGCTCCTCGGCGTTAAGTCTGCGGATGATCTCGCGATACGTCATACCGCTGGCGTACAGGCCAAAGATCAGCCGCACCGTCTCGGCCTCGGCGGCGTCAATAACAAGCCGACCGTCGACAACCTTATAGCCAAGCGGCGGCGAGCCTCCGGTGTGCAGCCCCTGCTCCGCCATGTATCGCATTTTCGCGACGACCTTTTGCCGGGTCTGCAAAACCCACATTTGATTAAACAGCGCCATGCTGCCTTCCGTCAAAAAAGTCGCCGGGTCACGGAGGTCCCCGCCTATCATAGGCTGCGTCACAGACACAACATCGACGCCGAGGCGAGCGAGCTGGTCGCGGAAATCAAACCAAGCCGTAAGCTTGCGAAACATGCGGGACTGGTCGTATATTACCACGGTATCGGCTCCGCCATGCTCAAGCTGCCACATCATGCGGGCATACTGCGGCCGCGTGTCTTTCATGCCGCTAGTGGCCTCATCTGCAAAAACATCAAGCACCGGCAGGCTGCGCTCATCGCACCATTTGCGGCAGGCCGAGACCTGCACCTCTATGCTGTCCTCGTTTTGCCTGTCCGTGGAGTAGCGCGCAAGGATATATGCGCCATGCATCAAAACCACCTCACAAAAAACCCGTTTGCGGCTATAGTAACCGCAAACGGGTTTTTTGTCAAGGGCTGGGAGCTTTTGAACTCCTCAGCCATTGCCGCCTCCTAACTCAACGGCGACCGGCAGAAGGCCGAGTAACTGCTGAAACATCATTCTCGTGCTGAGCGGGCAAGAGCGGGAACCGGTCAGCCAAGCCTCGACGGTCTTGACCGAAACCAGGAACCGCGCGGCGAACGCGGCCTGCGTCAGGCCGCTGTACGCGATGATATCGCGCACGGGGCGATGCACCGCGTCCCAGATCAGACGCAGAGTCTCCAGCCGCTTCTGCGACGCGAGCTTTTCGCCCGCGTCCGCGCCCCAGATGGTAGACATGGCGCAGTCGCTGATAAACGCCTCGGCCGAGTCGTACTTACCGGCCTCGGCAACGAGCAAATTGTATTGTGTAACAGTCAAGGTCTCCGTCCTCCTTTTGTTTATGCCGCGGCGCAGAATGCGCGCCTCGGCGTTGTATTTGGCACTCAACCGCCGCAAAGCCTCGCGCTTGCAGGCCGGCGAGCAATACACGTCGGGGCCGCCGGTATCAAACACGGCACCGCAAAGTTTGCAGACTTTGTTGCACGAGCGGTTGGCCTCTTTCGCGGCGACGCGCTCCTCGGTCATGTACTCGGCATTATACGCCCGCTTGTGCACGCGAACGTTGTCGAGCACCGCGGCCTCGGCGCACTTTTTGCAGTAGCGCTGCCGACCGGACTCTACAACATACTCGCCGCCGCAAGCCTCGCAGTGGTCGATACTGCCAAGCTTTCGTTTGGCACCGTTACGCTTAAAGGCTCGCTCCCGCGCACGGTTCACCGCGGCCTGACACTCCGGGCAGCGCTTAGATTTGGGATACCCCCAAAATGTTGCACCGCAATCAGAGCAGACACGCTCGCGGAAGACGCCCTTGGCTCGCAGCTGCGCGGCGCAAGCCGGGCACATGTAAGCGCCCAGCTTGTCGGTATCAAAAAGGCCGCCACAGCGTTTGCACTTTTTAGTCCTCATGCCTGCCGATTAATAGCAGGGGTTCTCTTTGCTCAGCTCCCACTCTTCGCCAAACTTGGCGGCGTGGGCGGCCTCGTACGCGCTGAAGAATTCCTGCTCGGTGCATGGGGCGAGCTCGCCGTTGAGCTCTTCACAAAGCTCGTCGTCCATGAGGGCAACTGCTGCGTCGTAGTCGATCTCGGTTCCGTTAATGTTGATAACTTTCATTTTAGTTTCTCCTTTTCTTTTTTTATTACCAAATCAAGTCAAACTGATCGTACGCGGGGGAGCTGGTCTCGACGTTGTACCAATCGCCGTCATTGTAGCGGGCATCCATAAGAGCCTCACCGACGAGCCCCTCGGAATCGTCCGAAATCTCAAAGCGGACAGCCTTTCCGAGTTCGCGGGCAGCCGCGAGAGTGTGATGCCCGTCGTTTTGCATGGCGTACTCAACACCGTCGATAATACCAACATAAGAGCACGGGATGACAACCTCGTCAACATCTGCGATGTTGAGCATTTTGGACTCTACTATATCCCAATCAATGTAATGCTGGCTGCTGATTATCGTCATTGCTGTGTCCTCCCGTATCTCTTACTGTGTCTATATTATACCCTACAATGTAGGGTATGTCAAGCCTTTTTTGCAAAAAAATCAGAAAAAACGCAAAAAATCCGGGAAGAACCCGGATTTTTTATGCGGCGGAAGGTGCGCCGAGCGCTGCGGAAACGCAGCAAAAAGCGCGGGGCGCTGCATTTCCGCTGCGCGTCAGACGCGGAGCGCGAAGAGAATCATTGACGCGGTATCGGCGCCGGCGTGGCGCGCGGCCGTCTGACCGCCGAGCCAGAAAAAGCCCACATCGGGGTTAAACCGGTCGACCACCAGCGCGGCGATTATCGCCACAAACAGCAGCGTGATAACCACCACGAGCACAAGCAAGCGCCGCTCCGCGCTGCGCAGCCGCCGCTCGTACTGGGCGAGCTGCTCCCGCGCGAGACTCAGCACGTCTCCGCTGCTGTCCTGCATCATCGCCGACATATCGCCCAGCAGCTCGCGCTGCTGTTCTGCGATCGCCTGATACGCCGCGCGCTCGCAGCTGCCCACCTCCGGCGCGCCGCCCTCCGCGAGCAGCACGTCCGCGATCGGCTGCACCGTATCGCAGACGCGAAAGCTCCAATCCTCGGAGCCGTCGGCAAAGACGCGCTTGACGGTGGACAGCGAGACGCTGCCCCCGGCCTCGGCCACCATCGAACAGATCCGGCCACAGCTAAGCCCGCGTGCGGCCTTGACGCGCTTAAGCCGCAGGATGATGTCCCGCGTCTGCGTGTCCGTAGTCTCCATACTATCTCCCCCTTTTATAATCGTCGGCCACTCCCGGCCGATAAAGTCCTCCCTTTGCCGATATAGTCCTTGCGACGGCCACCGCGCCCATCTATGCTGATGCCAGAGGCGGCGAGAGCCGCGCGGAAAAATCAACATAAGGAGGCAGACAAAATGACAGAGCGCCCCAGACACCCCGACGAATACATCCCGCCGCTGCGCAGTAAGCGCGTATACGGCACAAAACTGGTCATCATCGCCGACGTCAACGACCCGCAGCTCCGGCGGCTGCTGGACATGCTGGCGGCAGACGCGGAGTCGCCGCCGCTGTTAAAATCTTGATACAAGCGTAGCACCAAACAACAAAATTGTCAACCAATTGGAAGGAATTAAACATGGACTTAACAACGGCAGAGAGGGAGGAGTTTTACCGCGCAATGATCGCGGCGCTGACCGAAAACGCCAACCTGCGACAATTAAAGACAATATTCGCGTTTATCTCCGCATTTTCGACATAAGTCAAGGCCGGGGCGTTCGCCTCGGCCTTGGCATTTTAGACAAATTTCGCCGCGAAATTTTGGCAGACAGAAAACGGGAGAAATGCGCTTTCCCTGCCTTATCAATTCTGTCGCAGGTCGAGCTGGGCGCGGAGCGCGTCCTGAAGAACCTGCGAAAAATTGATATTGCGCTCCTGCGCCGCCGCATTGAGCCACGCGGGAAGCGTAACTGTGCGGTTAACAGAGCGGTTGACCTGCGCCTGCCGCACGGACGGCATGAACACATCAACGAGCACCGCGCGCTCATTGGACGCAAGCTCCACGTCCGTAAGCCGGGACGGCTGCGGGATAGGTGCGCCGTCCTCCTCCAAGCCGTAGAGGACGCAGCCGAGCAGCTCCCGCGCAGAGAGCAGCGCGTCATCATCGTTTGTGCCGCTTGTGGCTGCGTCGAGGTCGGGAAACACAACGGAAATCTCCTGCCCGTCCTCGTAGCAAAAGACGGCGGGGTAAAAATAACGGTCGGGGTTCTTTGCCATACAAACAGCTCCTTTCAAAAAGATGTCGGAGGGGAGGGGCTTACCTGAACGTAAGCCCCGATTGCCTTTCTATGCTGTCAAGCGTCTTGCGTGGGATATCCCGGCAGGGGTGCTTGACTGTGACCCGCCCGGACTTTGCCGGGTGCTTAAACTGATAATGACTACCGACTACGTTAACCACATACCAGCCGTCAGCCTTGAGAGCGGCAATCACTTCGCGCGATGAGTAACTTTTCATGCTCTCCCCTCCTGACACATATATAATAACACATATAATTATATTTGTCAATAAGAAAAAGCAAATATTTTTATATTTGTTACGTGCGGGGTGTGGATTGCCGCGTCGGGCGTCCCGCCCTCCTCGCAATGACGGAGCGGGACGAACGCACGACAAACACACGGCAAACGCACAATGCACGGGCAAGCCCGTGCATTGTACTATTTTGACAAAAAATGCCGCGAAAATTTGGAAGCCGCAAGTGCGGCGAGCGTGATATAATGGCGGTATCACGATTTGGGAGGAAAAACCATGAAAAAAATAATAAGTATCGTACTTCTGGCGGCGCTGTGTCTGTGCCTTGCCGCCTGCGGAAAAACGCAGGCGGCGAAGGACTGGGAAACAAGCGTCGCAGCCATAGGCGAAGATGTCAATTATGACAGCGCGCCCGCGATAGCTCAAGCCCGAAGAGAATACGAAGCGCTTACGGACGAAGAAAAGAAGAGCGTCGACCTCGAAAAATTTGAAACAATAGAGAAAACGTTTTTCGAGCTGCCCGCCTCGCCGCTTAAAAGCGCGGAGTATCTAAAAAGCAAGATGAAAGACCCCACATCCTTTAGGCTGTACGGGGATATCTTTTTTGCGGAATTTGATAATGACGAGGGCGAATTAATCGGGTATGTCGCGCAGATCGGTTGCGCCGCGAAAAACGGATACGGAGCGTATAGCGGAGAGGAGATGTACGATGTCATAGCGCTGGCAGATGGCTCGGTCACTATAGTGTCAGATGACGATAGTACATATCTTGATTTTACCGGGTTTGTGCCGCAAGGCGAAATTTCCGTGGCCTCAGAAGAACACGGAATGAAAATAACGGTCTTTGACGGGAAACACATAGCCGATTTGATGGGCTGCGAGTATTTTGATTAAAACAGCATACACAGCAAAAAGCCGAGAGGGTTTAACCTCTCGGCTTTTTGTTTTTCGGCGCGGGTCGGAGCGGGCGCAGGCTTTGGTCAAGCGTGGTCAATGTCCGGCGGGGCTTCGGCGGGACGGCCCTCGCTGCCTTCGTCCTCTTTCGGCTGCCCCTCCGGCGGAGCGAGCCCGTAGACCTTGCGGCAAAAGGCGTCTATCGCGTCCCAGCTTTCGAGCGGGAGCTGCGCAAGGCAAGCGATGAAGCGCTTGCGGACGCTGCCGTCCGGATCTCGGGAGAGCTCGCCGAAGAAGGCGGCTATCTCCTCTTCACGGCTGCGCTCCGGGAACATCTCGCCCACGCCGAGCTTGAGCCACTCCGGGGACACGCCGAACTCGCGGCATATAGATATAATTACGGCGTCGCTCGGCACGCGTAGGCCGGCCTCCCAACCAGCAACGGTCGTCTGCCTTACACCGAGGCGCGCGCCGAAGGCCGTCTGATTAAGCCCAAGGGCAAGTCTTAGAGATTTAATGCGCTCGTGCATGTTATCCCTCCTTTCAGGAACAGTATAACACACATTTTAACGCATTGCAATATTTTTTGCAAAAAGTATTGACATAATTACCGCGCCGTGATATTATAATATTGCAATGAGTTAGAGTAAAAGCACATTGCAATAAAAATCAACACAAAGGAGGTGAGCGGGACGAAAAAATGGTTTTGGGACTACGGGCTGCAATTTATATCGTCGGTCATAGGCTGCACCCTTGGGATGTTGATAGCCAGGGCGCTCATCAGTTGAGACCGAGCAGCCACAAAACAAGGGCGGTGATCACAGCGGTGGTCACGCTCTGGGCAAGGGAGAGCAAAGCTTTTTTGACAACTTCGCGCCGCTCTCTCTTGCGCTTGGCCTCGGTCATGCGGCGGCTCTGCTCGATAATCTCAGGGTCAAGCTTTGGAATGTGGAAATCAGACACAGCAAATCACCTCCTTTCAGGGGGGGATTGAATAATCAACACAAACCTCAAAAACCAACACAAAGGGGGTGACAATCGTGACTATAATTGAGGCGATCGCGGCGCGGACGACGGACAAAAACGGCATTACGCGGGAGTCGTGGACAACTCCCACTGAAAAGTTCCGCGTGGCAATACTGCCGACGCAGACCCCGGACTGCTGCATAATTTGCAGCAATGTCAACCGTTCGCCGTATCGAGGGTGGCAGCCCACCCTCGACGATCTGACGGCAACCGACTGGGTGCCGTGTATGGCGTATTAAGGCCACAGGATTCCGCGCAGTTCGGCGAGCCGGTGCAGCAGCTTGTCAACGTTTCGCGCGAAGCGCTGCTCCATGTACGCGATGCCGTCGTCAGTGATCCGGCACGCGGAAACGGCATTATCGCCAAAACCGGCAGAAAGCAAACCTTTCCGGCACAAACTCAGGGCGGCCGCGTTGATATCGTCAACAGGCCATTCGGGGACGCAAAGGGCTTGCAAATCCTCACAGTCCCCGAAACGCCCTGCATCATCGGCGGAAACGCCGTTTTTGCGCCGAGCTAAGTAAACGCTGTACATGCTGTCGAGCAGGTACTCAGCGTCATGGGTTAGACAATCAGACACAGCAAATCACCTCCTCTCGCCGCCAGTATAGCACGGCGGGAGCGGGAGGGCAAGAAAAGGAGGACAAGATGACAATAATCGACAACGACCGCCCCACGCGGGAGCGGGTAGAGAAGATGCACGAGCTTATTGACGAGCTCGACGCGGCACAGAGCGCCGAGGTGCTGGCGCTGCTCACCGGTATGGTGATGCAGGCGCAGATCTCGGCGCGCAAGGCGGGCTGATGGGTGCGCCGATGATAATCCCCCGAGCGGGCGGCCACGTCCCGCCCGCCACGGAACAGGAAAAGACCAGGGCCGCGGAGCTTATACTCCGCGCCTACATAGCGCAGCACCCGGAGGTGCTGCAGGAAAAGGAGGAAAAAACATGATAAAAATCGAGCACGGCAACCTCAGCATCAGCGGCTCGCCCGAAGAGACGACGGCCGACCTGCTGTCGGTGCTTACCGGCTACCGCGAGATGCTTATTGAGCAGGGCGGACGGACTCCGGAGCAGGCAGGCGACTTTATGGAGAGGATCTGCGACATAAGCGGCAAGCCGTACGCGCGGCAGGCAATCAACTGCATAGCGAGCCTTGGCAACTGCACCCCACCCGCCGCCGAGGCTGAGGAGAAGAAGCGGCCCGAACGCAACGACAGATGGGTGGCGTCTATGTTGGCAACCTTGGCGATGATATTTGGAATGGGCCCAAGGGGCGACGAGCCGCAGGCATAAAAAAGCCCGACGCCGTAGCGCCGGGATGGGCGGGCGCCGCGGGGAAACGGCGCTTATGAAAAGATTACTTAATTAGTATACCACAACAAGGGAGAAATTGCAAGATGGATATACCAACAAACGGCGAGGTAATCGCGTGGGCGGTGCTTACGATAAGCACGGGCTATGCGGCGATACGCTTTTTTATCCGCGAGTGCATCACGGCGGATCGCCGGGAAGAGGAGCGCCGCAATGCCGACTTATAAAACCAGAGTGCACCGCGACGGACGTCGGCGCGACGAGACTCAGCCGTACCTGCACACGGCGCGGCACTCGATGTCGCCGACCGCCAAGCTGGCCGTTGCGATAGTGCAGCAGGCCGTCGAGGACTGGGACGGGCTTATAAAGCGCAAGGCATGGCGGCTCGGCGGGCAGCAGCCCGTCAGCGCACAGTCCTCCGCCGCGGGCGCGAACTCTACGTTTACGGAGATACGGCTATTCTTCCGTCGCGGCTTCATAGAGCTGCTCCTGCCGGACGGCTCGGCGCTGACGCCGGAGGGGATGTTGGAGATTTTGGAGCGCCGCCTGCAGACGGCGATGGAGGCGGACACCGAATGGATGCAGCAGCAAAAAGAGATGCAGGCCGATGCGGCGAGTGCCCATACCTCCGCATAGAGCAGGGGCCGGGCGGAACGACCTGCGCCCGGTGCTTTGACCCGGACAACCGGGAGATAGAGCGGTGGTATGGCCGCACGATAGATTACAGCGCAACCGGCCGGGCAGATTTCAGGCGCAGCACGCGCCGCCCGGCGTGGTGCAAGAGGAGAAACTACAAATGAATAATAATTTTGAGTCGGAGGCCCTCAAAAAGAATGAATAGAGCACAAAAAAACGAATATCGCAGCCGAGTTTACACAGACAGACCGGCGTATGCGGATTTTGACGCTCCGGCAAAATTTGAGGCGATAAAAAGCATTATTGCAAGACGGCTCAAGGAGCACCCGAACGCTATCTGCTCATACTCCGGCGGGAGTGATAGTGATATACTGCTACACCTGATAGAGACGGTGCGGGGCATCTATCACTTGCCGCCTGTAAAGTACTGCTTTTTTAATACCGGGCTTGAGATGCAAGCCATTAAGAGGCACGTCAAGGATATGGAGAGCAAGTACGGCATTGAAATCACGGCATACCGCCCAGAGGTGAATATCGTCACGGCGGCGCGCACCTATGGGATCCCGTTTGTTTCGAAAATTATGTCGGCGGGGCTTGAAAATGTCCAGCGCAAAAACATCCCGCTGACAATCGCCGCGGAGTATGCAGAGGCATCGGATAAGGCGGCGAAGCGGCAGGAGCTTAGGGAGCGCTATCCCAAGAGCGAGCAGGCAATCAACTTCCTTTGTTGCTGCAACTCGGCTGGTGATCCGCGCCCGAATATCCAACTAGTGATTAACTCAAGCAAATACATGCTGGATTTCATCACAGAAAACCCGGTGCCATTCAAAGTTAGCGCAAAGTGCTGCGATTACTGCAAAAAGCAGATAGCACATAAAGTGCAAAAGGGATACGGTATGGTGATAACCGGGGAGCGCCGAGACGAGGGCGGTATGCGTTCCGTGCCCCGTAAGGACAGCACAACAATGTGCTTCACGGAAACGGCTGACGGCTCATATCGCTTGCGTCCGCTGTACTATGTATCGGATGCGGATAAGGCGTGGTACAAGGAGTACTTCGGTATCAAATATTCGGACGCCTATGAAGTCTATGGGCTTACGCGCACAGGATGCTGCGGATGCCCCATTAGCTCTAAAGCCGTCGCCGACCTCGAAAAGATACGCCCTTACGAACCGACGCTCGTAAAAGCTGCGTGGAATGTATTCGGCGAGAGCTATAGATACCGCCAGCAGTACAACGAGTATAAGGCGAGCCGCCGGGCGGCTGAAAAAGAGGCTGAGAGAAAGCAGATGCCGGGGCAATATGAGCTAAGCGGGATGAGCACAAAAACCACAAGCGAGGAGGACTAAATGGCTGAATACATTGATAGGGAGAAACTGCAATGAGATTTAAGGGAGCAAAAA